ACTTTTACTCATAACTATTTAATATAATTGATTTATTGCTCTTTTTTCTCTTCGTCTTTTTTGTATGGAAACATTTCATTTAGTTTCTCTCTACGCCTATCGCAACCGCAATCTTCTATTCCCATCGCAGAAGTAACTTCTTTGACTAGTTTATCCAATTGCAGAAGCGAAGTTAGATAGGCGATAGTATCACCCAACCCTTCTTGTTCTTGTTGGTTTTTGGACGGCTTTTTGTTCGAACTCATGTTTAAGTAGAGTGATTTGTTTAGCAAAATTTGATGCCAAATCTCTGATTTGGTTCCATTGCAATTTATTCTCTCTTTTCAATTTTGTCAATTCAATCCATTGAAAAATTTGTAAGAGACCGATGACCGATAAAATGATAGTAGTAATCATATTTCTATTTTAAATAAATATACTCTATCTAATTGTCTTTTTTGCTTTTAATTTTCTTGTCAATAACAGTATTACCTTTTTTGTGTTTAGGCTCATAGGGGCAGTGCCTGCATCCGTTTCCACAGCACTTACCCCTTTTCAAGTGAAAAAGCTCAGTAAAAACTACTGAGCCATTTTCTAAGTAATAATCTTCGTTATGTTCTATTTGACTGGACATGCTCCTGTTGCACATTCTGTTAATTCCATCTCTGATTCTTTTACTTCGACCGAAGTTATCGGAGTTGTCTTGCTTGCCATTTCTTCGTATTGCTCTTTAGTGATTGTCTCGTAAGGAGCTTGATCAAATCCATGACCGTGATACAACAAGAAAGATACGGTTTTAATTTCGTGTCTGAAATGTTTTCTCAAATAATCTTTAATGTCTTCGAGATCTTCTTTTTTGTAGTACACCGTGCAGCTGACAGAGTTATCTGACCATTCAGCTTGCATTCTTCTAACCATATCGAGCTGAGTCTTCCAATCGTAATCAGCAGCAACCGGTGTGCTCTCAGGAAGTTTGCACGGGAATGAGATCACCATAGTAGATTTGTCCTCTGATCCGTCAAACTTTCTTTGGTATTCGATCGGATATCCGTGCTTTCTACACACATCGATCAATGGTGACTGCGAAGATATTCTCACTCTACGTATATAATAAGGACCAGCTGGATTTGGATGGACTCCAGGAGTTACACCAGCTAACAGACTTAATGTACCGCTTGGTTTGATTGTTGTCAATTTAATACTTTCTGGGAATGAGTGTTCGCCTGAATACCACTTATCGTAGCCTCTTAACCAAGTATATGCTTCTTTCAACCATCCACGTTGCTCTTCTGTTGCTTGGAGTACACCTGTCATACCTATGCCCATTCTCATGTTTTTGTTGACAATGGTTTCTGTCTCTTTGAGTGAGCAATGCAATGCAAGAGAGTGTTTATTCATTCTGTACGTGAACATCAACGCTTCTTTTAGTTCGTCGTACGATTCTATATTGGGCAAATAAACTTCAGCCAAGCAGCATGTCTCAAAATTCACAAGCGATTGTTCTGCACAAGGATTGAATCCTTCTACTTCTGGATCTGGATATTGTGTTTCTCCAGTGCGACCAACTTGTTTTGCTAATTCTAAATTGATAAGACCATATGGTTCTCCTTGGTTGTATGTTTCCCAAAATTCGTTTGGCATATCATCCAAATTCTCCGGTGCTACAATAGAATTGTTACTCATTGCTCTCCAGTTTGGAATGCTGCCAAGGTCCCAACGTTTTGCTTTTAAAAACTCTAAATCATCGTAGTCTCCGATGGCGATCTGAGCTGATCTACGCACATTACCAGCAACGACTACTGATCCTATAATATTCATAATGTCCAAACAATCGATAGGTCTAAGCTTCTTGTGCGCTCTACTATTCAATATGCGATTGATTTCTCCGATGCCCCAACACAAATCTTCTGGTCCGGACGCTGTGCCTCCAAATCCTTTGATAGGCGCACCTTTGGATCTGATGCAGATTGTAGAATATGTAAAACCTTCACCACTAAAAAAGTGAGCTTTTAACACTCTACCCAATAGTTTTACCCAACCCTCTCTTGTATCAGGAACAATAAAATCGGCATCACCTGTATCCTTTCTTTCGATCTTTACTTTGCCTTTGAGTTTAGGCAATTGGTAAACGTTGTGCTTTTGAATGTTATAACCTACGCCGCTGCCAAGCATTAACATTTCGAATGTCCAAGTAAATGGTCTAATCGGAGAATTAACTACTGTGAATGCGCAGTTTTGCAAAGACGGTAAACCGAGTTTATCTACAGTCTTTGTACCTAACTGCCACATGAATCTACCGGCTGTAGAGAACTTTAGTTTTTTTCTTAATTCGTAATATCTATTTTTTTCTTCTTCTGTGAAACCAACGTGTAGTTGTTTATCAGATGCCTCTATCTCTCTTTTGATTACATCTTCAAACTCTTCTGTTTTTGAGTTTGGATCGTCTTCTTTTAATCGTCTCGCGTAAGTTCTTTTAAACGTTATATAACCAATTTCTCCCCAAGGTGTTTGTAAATCTTTATTCATTTTATAAATTGTTTGTTAGTTACTAGTTGACATAACTCTTTTCAGAGCTTTTTTGCTTCATTTTTTTAGACTTAAAAACCGTTCGATTAAGAACGGTTCTTTATTCCGAATTCGGGTATTAGTTTATGCAGTTGAATTAGGCTTTTACTCCAGGTACTGCGTTGTTTCCGCTAGTAGAAGCTACCAATTGGGCTTGGGTTTTTGCAACTTTATTCAAAGTAGCAGCATCCAATTTACGGTATTGATCCGAACCAATGCTGTTCAATTGACTGATTTTGTCAGCGTATTTTACAGGTGGTTCAGACATTCTAAAAGCGTCTCCTTTAGGGGCATTCTTGAAAATGTCGATTAAGAATCTCATGGCGATTATGATTTTATATCAATAAATATGAGACTTATCGAAAAATTACATACCTAATTCAAAAAACTTTGTTTTCAAATAATCTTTTTCTACACTCGAAAATGGAGATGCTTTGAATCCAGTATTGTTACTGCCCGTATCAAAATTTAATTGATCTTCTGACATTTCAGAGGTGTTAATCTCAATCTTGCCATTGTGGGTATTTACCAATGATCCATAAGTCATACCATCTGCTCCGAATCTGTTTTTCATTATGTGAATACGACCTGTTCCCTTTATTTTATCTTCTCTCTTTCTCGATAAAGACATAGCAAAATCTGCGATCATTATTTTATTATACGATCCAGCGGCTTTGTCTCCTTCGATCACGTCATCTTTGGCTCCAGCTCTATTTACTTGAGACACTGTCCAAATTGGAATTTTAATTTCTCTAGCCATACCTTTGATAGCGGTATAAACATCGTCAATTTCATCTTTTCTATCAACTGATTTTCTCCTTGAAGATAACAAATCTACGTAATCTATAATGATAAGATCTGGTACAAAATCCAAATCTTTACATTTTTGTATGTGGTTTTCTATGGTCTGAGGAGTCGTCTTTCCCATTGGAAATTCTTTTATGATCAATTTGCCATCAAGCTTAGATACGACATCGTCTACTTTAGATCTATTAGCCGATAGATTTTGAAATTCTATTCCAGTGAAAAGTGAGTCATATCGTTTACCTGTATAATCAGCTGAAAGTTCTAATGTGTAATGCGCAACATTCATGCCTCTTTTTACAGCTTCAGCTCCAAGATTAACAAGCATCCATGATTTACCTCCGCCTGGATTTCCGAAGATAATGCCTAGATCTCCTGCTCCAAGTCCTCCCATCAATAGTTCGTTTAAATGATCCCATGGAGTTGGAACTGCTCCTCTCTCTTCTTCTCTATATCGTGTTTCTACGTCTTTATCATATTCGTGACCAAGATTTTTATCTTGACCTGCTTTTAACGCTTGATCGACAAGAATACGAATGTCTTCGTATTGACCTTTACCCAATAAATCTACAGATGTCAATAACGCTTTTTTAAGTTGTTGATTTCTACAAAAATTACTAAATTCTTGCTCTACGTAATCTCTATCTTCGTTAATCGCTTTGTATGCCTCTTTTAGTTGATCGACTACACTAACTTTAAGGACTTCGTTATCGATCTTTTTAACTTCGATTTGAAGATAATCTAAACTCGGGGTTGTATGATATTTGTAATAATATTTTAAAATTTGAGAAACAAGCCATTGAGAACTTGGATTATCAAACATCTGCGGATCTATCACATCGTTAATGACTTGTAAAAACTCTTTGTGCTTTAATAAGCTGCTTAAAACCTTTAATTGAAATCCTGCTCCATACGTAGTGAGCGTGTTCAAAACCTTTTCGTTGTTTTCCATTTATTTTATGAATTTTAAATGATTAAAATTGTTAAATAACCAAGCTTGTAAGTTGTTTATTGAATTTCCAAGCTCGTCTTCATGATACAACTTAATAAACTCTTGGGAATTTAACTCTCTATTCGGATTAAGTATGAGATTATTTATTTCTTCTAGTGCCTCTTCAGGTATATTAGGCTCATGAAGATCCATCAATTTTTTATTCACATGTAACTGATGCTCAAAATTCAATATACTTTCATGCATCTTTTTATTTTCCTGTTGGCACTTTTGTAAAAGTTGCTCTAGACTCACCACGTCTTCGCCACCTAACTCCGGAAACAGCTTTAACATTGTCTTAGATCCTAATCCTTTGACTCCTGGAACGTTATCTCCGCTGTCCCCAAGAAGTATTTTTTGTGTTAAGAAGTTTTGAGAAGTTACGCCGTATTCTTCTAATACCGATTTTTGATCGTAAAACTTCTTTTTTGTAGGAGAAAAAATGGATATCTTATTTGATACAAGTTGCAAATAATCTCTATCTGACGACATTATACAAACCTGATCTCCAACATTTTTCGCTATATATCCAATAACATCATCAGCTTCAATTTTATCTATCGATAATAGATCTACAGGTAAACACTTAAGATATTCAACCAGTCTAACTATCTGCATAGTTATCGACTCTGATTCGTCTTGTTGATTTTCGAACATATCCCAATTAGTAACTCGATTGATTCCTCGATTAGCTTTGTATTCTGGATATATGTATCTTTTATTCGTAGAACCACCGTGACCATCGAAAACAAGAATCACTCTTGTGGGTTTTACAAGATTCATAGCATACGTTACAGATCTCAAGAAACCCGTCAATCCACCGATATGATTGCCAGACTTATTTACATGTCTTATGACTGTAAATGCCCTTAGAAACGTATTAAGTGAATCTATAATTAGTATTCGACTATTTACGTTAAGGTCTAGTTTCTCTTCCTTTTCGTTAAGAGAATCAAGTATTTTTTTGTATTGATTATTCATATATTATTCTTCTGAATCAAAAATATCGGCTTTCGACGATGTGTCTTCTTCTTCTACTACTTCGATAGGACCAGCACCAAGTACCTGTGTCCATTCATCTGCGTGTTCGGCTTTATACTTATCCAATTGTTTTTTATCGTCGAGTATAAACCCGTGAACAGTCATAATAACTTTTGTAACAGCTGTAACTCCAGTAACGTGATTTTTATCACAGCTGATCTTGGTTCGTTTTGCGAACTCTATCTCTTTGCCTCCTTTGGTAGCTTTGATCTTGTTTGTGCCTGCTGATGCGATATTTCCAAAAGTGATAACAAGCGATGCATCGAAATACATTGTATTACCGCCTTTGTTACACAATTTTGGCTGACTCATGATCGTTTCGGGTTTTGCGACCCATACTTTATTGATTGCCACCATCGTGTTGGTATACGGCTGATTTTCCTTTCTCGATAATACTATTCGTTGATTGATAAAATTACCGAACTGTTGACTCATCGCGCCTGCATTCCATTCGTTATTGTTTGTTGATTTCTCTAAGCTCATTCTACACGGAATTGATCCAACAGAATCCCAAAAGAAACATAAATCATAAGGTAGGCTTCCTCTCTTTTGTTCGTCGAGGATGTCAGCTATAAATGCACTTACGTCTTCAATGGAATTTAATTTTTCTCTATCAATAAACAAGAAAAATCCTTTGTAGTCTGAAACTACTCCGTCGTTATCTGCGACCTCTTCGAACTCTAATCCCATTTGTCTTGCGTGTTCCCAAGACCATTTCATTTCTGTGATAATAAAAACGGGTAAGATTCCCATTTTTTGACAAGATACAGCAGCTTCGAGTAAAGCTGTTGTTTTACCTGTGTCTGAGTGACCTCTTAATAAGGTGATATGTCCGATTGGCACGCCTGGAATTTGTAATGCTTCTTGAAAAGCGGGAGATAGTGGAATCCATTTTTGATCTTTGAATTTCACTGATGTGGAACTTAAATTCTTGGATTTTTTAAAACTATCCAAACTAAAGTTACCCTTTATTGCTTGCGATACGCTCGCATTTAGCGACTTTGTGCTTTTTGCCATATTAAAACTTGTATTTTAAAAAAATCCCCCTCAATTAAGAGAGGGATTAGAAATTAAAAATCTGAGAATAGCTCATCGATTTTGGAATCGACGTCTGATTTTTTTGTGTTTAGCGCATACTTCGCCGTAGGTTTGTCAAAAGGAAGATCGCTCTCAGGTTCTTTAGACTCTACAGAATCAGCCTGTTCTTTGAGATCCTCTTCAGGATTCAAATAAGACATTAGAGCTGTTTTCATTTCTTCGTAAGAGAAACGTTTGAATAGAGAAGCTGGATCGGGCTGATTATCTAGCCAGAATTTTACCTTATCAGCATCTTCTGATAGAGGCGTGATTTTTGTTCTCACTCTTACTGTAGATGTATTATACATCAAACCAGTTGTTTCTTTTCCCGAAGTTTCTACGGTAATATCACGACCTTGAATAGGATCGGTAAAATCACCAATGTCTTCATCTTCAACAAAGGACAACAAATCCATGTAAACTTGTTTACCAAATTCCCAAAGACGAACTCCTTTGTCTTCTTCCCCTCTAACAATAACGGGTACCATAACCCTAAGTTTCGGTTCCAACTTCTTTGCCATTGACCAGTTTTCTTTCTCAGAAGTTTTCCTTAGTCCCTGTGCAAATTCTACAATCGGATCCTTTTCGCCAAAAGTGGTAGGCGATACCATCATCTTGTTACCAATACCGTAGTGGATGAACACTTCCTTAAAAGGATTTTGCCTGTTATAGGCAGACGGAACGATTCTTACCAGGTGCTTACCTACATTGGGCTTCCAAATTGTATTGGAGAAGTCCTTCTTCTGTCCCCCACGAGGATTTTGCAACGCTGCTAAACGCGATTTTAAACTGTTTAAATCCATAATTATAACATTTTATTTTACAATATACAAAAACTTTATTTTACTATAACTGTTTATTTATACAGTGATGATTTTATGTACCACCGTATTTAATTTTCTTAACTGGGAATCTTGCGTGAGAAGTACGCTGTTTTGATGATCTTTCCAAGATATTGGAAAAGTTGGATCCAACACACCATTGTTAATACTTTTAATTAAAATGTTGAGTGCATTTATCGTATAAAGTGTGTTGCTTTCTTTTTTTCTGTGTAACAGAATTGTATTAGGTATGATTTTAGTGACTTTATCTTTCGGTTCTATGTTGTATGTGCACAGATAGTCATCAGATTCTGGTGAAGCCAAAACGAATATCTTACCATAAAGTATGGTATATTCACTTGTGATTTCAGATAATCTTAACTCCAAGTCTTGTTTGGGAGAAAAACTACAAAAGAGTTTATTCATAATGTCCGCTTCAGATAATTCCTTTTCTTGATACATAACCTTTATGTCTTTAATAAATATGTGATTTTGTTTTATAAATTGTAATTCTTGCCGTATTTGTATTTTACTGCAAATCCGTCTTCTTGTAAAATATTTTTTATATTTTCTAATGTTTGTTTACCATCTTCTACGCTGAAATCAAATAAAAACGAATCATACGTTATTAACACAAGTTGAGATTTTTTGCCTTGTAATTCAACTCTCAGTTTTTGTATTTTCTCTACGTTGTATTTTGTTTCTGTGCTTTGGATGATGTAGTTGAATACCCTCAGTTTGTTCATCCCCTCTGTTTTCTTTATTATCCTCCCTGTTGGTAATACTGTTGCTCCAAATTTAATGTACTTTTTCCATTCTTTTTCTATAAAATTATTGAGTAGAGAAAAAAACTCTATATTTTTATATTGATCTTCTATGCCACCGTACAGTTGTTTGAATGTTGTCTCTTTCGATTTCTTGTATTCTTCATCTGTTAGTTGATCTTTTTGAAAATAATACTTTCCTAGTGTTTCGTGTATAGATTCACTCGTAAACTGGTAATCAATCAACTTTGCGATCAGTCGTAAATGGTACGCGTCAAAATCAAACTCAACAAAAACGTCATTTTTCGGAATAAAACAGTCTCGATACCCGTCTTCTTTTGGTATGGCCAAGAAATTAACTCCGTTAAAAGCGTTGGTTGGACGACCTGTTATATTATATAAATTATACGTTCCGTATATTATTTCTCCATTGATTGAAAAATCATCGCATTGTGTTTTATATTTACCTTTAAATTTTTTCAGGTCTATTTTTAAACCGTTTTCTTCTACATATTTATACGATTTTACGATGTGTTTTTCTAACTCAAGATCTGTTTCTAATCCAATCAGATGTTTTGTTGCGTTATAAAAGCATTCGCATTTTTCATAGTGTTTACTTATCGGTATAACCCTATTTATTCGTGGATCAACGGAGTGTCTGTTATAAAAATCATTGTGTAAATGTGTGTTACAATCTAATGACTCGAATTTTCCAAATTGATTAAGCGCAGCAAATTGTAAATCAACAGCATTATCTATGTTGATAAAATATGAATGGTATTTTCTGTCAAATACATATATTTTTGAATGTTTATCGAGAAACGATTTGATATGTTCTATATCGAGTGACAGTGATTCAGAGTGATCTACCGCAAAGATGTATCCTTTGCTAAAGTTATTATAGTATACTAGAGATACTTTTGATAGTTTAGGATGATAACTATCGTTACAGGATATGACCTGAACGAACCCAGATTCGCATGGGTCTAATTTTGATAGTTGATCTATGTGTTCTATTATGAAATACAAAACCTGTTTATTTAGATCTAAAAATAACCCTTATTCTGTTTAGATAAAAATATTTTTATTCAGTGGGTTTGGCAAATTTATCGTATTGACCACCTATATAAGCAACTATACCTAAAAACGTTTTTTCTGCGGTCTCTACCAATCTTTTATTTGTGTCTATAATACCAGCTCTAATATCGTATTGAGAAACTCTTTTTTGGTTTAACGGACCTGTTATTTTCCAAAATATTTTTATTGTCAAATAATTAGAAACGTCGTACGGAACTTTTCCATTTTGAATGGCTATGTACTCTTGTTCTGATATTTCTGTTACGTAACCTTTGCTGTTTATCCTCTTCGCAAAATATCTAGTTATTGATCCTTTTGTGTAATCTTCTGGTAAAGGTACGGGAAAGTATGAAGTAGGTTCTCCTTTAAAAGTCGGAGGAGGGATTGTAATTCCAGGTATTGATACTTCTTCAGGCGGGTTTAGTATAGGTCTATTATTATTTTTTGAGACAAAATCTTTTCTCATTTGTCTAGACATTCCTGTATCAGTAATATACGGACTATTTATGTATGGTGTTATTCTTTGAAGTTGTTTATTAGTTCCGATAATAGGATTTGCTCCTGTAAAAAACTTACCGTCAAAAGTTTCATAATATTTTCCTGAGTATACTGATCCACCCAGTAGAAATTCATTTTCTTTTGCTGTTTTATTTGCCTTTATTTTTGACGTTGGGTAGTATCTTAATGACATTTTGTATAATTATTTTTTACTTATTTCGTATATTGAAAAGTGCATAGGATCACTGTTTCTAAGCCAACCTATTCCATATTTAGCTAATATGTCTGTTACTTTTTCAGTATTAGGACTTTGCGGGAATTTTGTACCATACGGATATGTTGATGCATTAATATCTATAGCAAATCCCCACGCGTGAAATGACAACGAATTTCCTTTAGTTACATTTCTTACTGCAAGTCCACCCGCTGATGATTTTATATACTTATTTAATCCTGATTGTTTTATTTCTGCAAATGCTTTATTTAACGATTCTGCGAATTCTGGTCTAACTTTTACATTTGCGGTTCCATTTTCTAATGGTACTTCTACGTTAACGAATGTTTTTGTAAATTCGGGGTTAACGGCTAACCAATTTCTAACTCCATTTTTACCCAGATTCTCAGATCTCTGTATTTTGAAAGTGTTATCAGACAGTTTAATCGCAGGTAACACGCCTTGTGTATGTTTATTCGCAAAAGCAATATCTTTGTCAGTTATAGGATGGCCACCTGAACCTGCTTCGGTAACATTGCTTCCTGGGTCTCCTGTAAAAGTTGATCCGAAATTATCTGTAACTAACTGATCTTCGGTTTTTACCATTCCTGTAGAAAGAGCATTTACGTTGAAGAACTTTTTACTAGTGTAGTAATCTATTGCGTCTTTCATGAAAAACATGTTAGCTTTAACTGACGTATCCCATATATTACTTGATATAGTATCGTCTATGCCCACTACTACGAATCCGACTCTCTTACCTGTTGCTTCTGAAAATCTTTCGTAAGTAGCGGGTAACAATTGTTCTGGAATGGTAAAAGCTTGACCCATGTGCAATCCAGATATTCCATTCGTTGTGAAGTTGACGGACACAGGAATCATTGCAGATGCTCTGGTTGCAGATCTTTCTGATTTTTTATCATTCATTCTTTCTACATAGTAGTTCATAGCAGAATCAATGTTATCTATCAACGGTTGATCACTACTAAAAATGCTCACTACAAAATCGTTAAAAGACTCAGCCGCTTTTATATCGCCAGGC